GGGCTAACATCATATGCTTTTGAAATTTTTACAACTTCATTTGCATATTCTTTTGCACGTGTTTCTGTAAAGCCTTTTCTTACGAGTTGAGCTACAATTATATCAATATTCATTTTAACGTGCCTTTATTTCTTCATATGTACTTGTTGGTATCGAAGTACCACCACGAGGTATTGTATCATCTGGTCCGTACGTTAACGCAACACTAAAAACACTATCAGATGGGAACATACTAGCATATGTTTTTGCCCATGTTTGCAGCCCTTCCCATGACATATTTCTCCATTTTTCAGAACGTATGTATACGATTTGATTGTCGCCACTGGGTTTGTAAATATGTTCTACAAAGCTATCCATATCTCGTACAACATTCATTTGACTATACGTATACTCTTCTGGATTTAGTGTTTCTTGCAATTCTTGTTGTTCAAGTTCTAATTTTAGCATATCTCGTTGGGTTTCTTCACCCATACCATCAAGTAATCTAACCGAAACATTACCTTCCCCATATACTGATTCCAATTCTTCACGTGAAGCTATACCATCTTCAAAAATTTCATTAAAACGTGCATTATCAGATGTTGCTAATACTACAGGTTCTGGCTCTGGCTCTGGCTCTGGCTCTGGTGGTTTGACTGTTTGTTGTTTTAATTTATTAATATTATTTTGTTTTTCTTGTCTTATTTTTGCATCTTTTTCACGTTGTGAAAGTTCAAGTTGTCCATCACCTCTACCACTGCCAATCTGATTATCATTCACTGATTTCATAAATTCTTTACCAGCATTATAATCTCTAAGCTCTTGCCCCGATACTTCATTTCCCATTTGAATTCTCACTGATGTAGCTGCAACTTGGTTAGGGGACATTGGCTGTCCGGGAATATATCGTTCTCCGCCGATAGTTGTAAAGTTATCTTCAGAACTCGTAACTGATATTGGCTTATCATCGCCTGCATTTCGCACATCTGGATCTATTTGACCAACTGTAGTTCCGAGTGGCGAGTCACCTGCTTGTTCTTGGCGATCTGTTTCTGTTTCAGTTATAATTCTCTGTGCTGTTGCTGTTGGGTCAGTTTTTAAAGAATCTATTTGTTTATCACCGGTAAGTCCTAAGTTCATCCAATTTGGGATTGCGGCTTCAGCTTCTATTCCACCGAATATTACATTTTCAGGTTGAAGATTTATATCTATAACTCTAAGTTCACTAGATGCATAATCATTATTAGAAAACGTAATGGACGTAATTAACGGATTAACTAATACAATCCTCTGAGAATGTCCTTTACCTTTTTGATCACCAAACCAATGGTATACAGTGACATATGAAAAACTTTTAAATACATCATCGGTTTCTACAATTTTTCTTCCGTGACTTACATTAGATTTTAGTTCTTCTGCAAGACCAGTATCAACATTCATACTTGAATTTTTAAAATGACGAGCATATAATTCATTTACAAAATTCATTGTAGAACCATCTACTTTATCATATAAAGATACCGTCACTTCAGGGAAGTCAACCCTAGTTGGAATATAAATGCGCCTGCCATACTTATCAACTGGTTGAGTAGTTGTTTGAATAGTTATTGGAGAAACAGATTTAGCGTATGCAGAATACTCTTCCGCATTTTTACCGTCTGTTGTTTTAAATTCCAAAAACCATTGATCAGACAGCTTTGGTGCAGAAGAAAGTGCGGTCCCATGACTTGAACTGAACCCATATTTCTTTGCTGCACCGCTGCTGTCTCTAACTATATCAGCCATTATTGTTACTCTCTATTAACCTAGAATGTCTGAGTTGTTAACGAATGTTTGTCCTGGCATAATGTTGTCATCTGTGAATACTGCATTGTCATACTGTAGTGTTAATGCAATTGTCACTGGATCTGAAACAGCGTAATCTGATTGTGAGTAGTCAGTGTTTGTTAAGAAACAACCTTCTAGTTGCCACTGTTCAATTGGGTTACCTGAGTTACCGTCTAGCATCTCAATTAGTGTTGAGAATTTGTAGTTAGTACCTGCTGAAGGACCTGTTTGATTTTTGTGATCTAGCTGTGATTGTAGTTGACGACCAACTAGTTTTGTTAGATTGTTAGCAACATCATCTCTTAGAGTGATTGTTACTGGTTCCCATGTGTGCTTACCCATCATGTACATACGTGAGTTGTATGAATCTACTGGGATTGACTCGTGTGATACTTTCGGACGTGTTACATTCATTACTTGACGTGTAAATTCACTTGTCGCTGTTGTTATACCACCGAAGCCTGATACTTGAACACGAAAACGATAGTTTAGTTTCGGCTGTAAAATACCACCACCAGTAACGTTGTCACCAGAGTCTGTAGGTACACCAAAATTTTGTAATGTTCTTGCCATTGTTATGTCTCCTAATAATAGTTTGCAAACTATAATGTTATACAAGTATTTATCAGATAAGTGCTATATTAAAGTTGTAGTTAATAAAAAACCCGACATTTCTGCCGGGTTTTAAAGATTAGTTCTGAATTACTATATTATAGTGCTTCACCTGTGTTACGAATACGTAGTGGAATGTAGATAAACTCAACTGCTTTTGCTGGCTGAATTGCAACATCTACCCATAGCTCGTTTCTATCGATACGTGCTGGAGTGTTGTTTGTATCATCACATACTACTAAGAAGTCATATAGACCACGATTAGTAACTAGTTCACCACAGAAACGTTCTACTGCATCACGCATGTTGTCACGTGTGATTTTGTCATTCTGTTCGAATAAGAAACCACGTGATAGCTGATCAAGATTGAAACGCATATAGTTTACTAGACGTGCTACATTCACACGATCCATTGCTGATGCATATGATTGAAGTGTCTTCTGACCATATACTACTAGACCTGTGCCTGGCATATCTGCGATTGGGTTCATACGATTTGTATAAAGAACGTCACGCTGACCTTCTGTTAAACGTACACGTGAGAATTCATTCTCGTCTGTTACATAACCTACTTGTGAAGCATTCGATACTACACCACGTGTCAAGCCTGCTGGAGCGAACCATGGGAATGATACTTGATCTGAGAATGCGATAGTACGTAGTGCAACTGCTGATGCTGGGATTACTACATCGTTACCTGATAAATCTGTTGATAGACCATGTGGGTAGTAGATACCTGCGTATGCGTCTGCTGGTAGATTTGAATCTGCCCATGCTTTTAGTGAAGTTGAATCTGATTTCAATGTTAGCGGAGCATCACCAATAACGAATGCGATTTCTTTCTTATCTTTGTTAAGAGTAATCATTTCGTCCATTAGTTCTGGATAACCAGGTGCTGCGATTAAGTTGAAGTATGTTGATTCTGCACGAATACCTTCGTTGCCTGCTAGTGCTGCTTGCATTGCTTCTACAACTACACCACGTGTTGCTTCTGAACCGAAACGACCTGAGCCATCTAAGTTTAGACCTGAAGCCCATACCCACTCACCATCTGTCCAACGCTTAACGTTGTATGTTGAGTAATCCATGTTTACCATTAGAATATTTTCTGGGTGTAGTTCTGCATTTGGTGCTTGTGCATGTTCAGTACGAGAGTTAGCCGCTCCATTTTCATCAAATGGTGCTTCATATGCATAATGCCCGAATACTACGCCGTTAGTCGATGATTGGTCTGCATTGTCTAACTTAACCCAATCTGACCCACTCCAACGATATACTGTTGGATATGGCATTGCATCTGAATCTACCCAGATATCACCTGCTACTAATGCTGATGTTCCATCTTTACGCTTTGCTGGTTTACCTGAACGTAGTTGTAAGTCTGCTTGACCTAACCCGTTAGTATCTTCTGACCAACCATATGGTGCCCATGCCATTTCTGAACCATTAAATTCGTTACGTAGAATTTCAATTTTTAGGTCTGCGTCGAACCATAGCGTGCCTTCAGCGATATCACCAGTTGGTGTTGCTGATGATGCTTCGTATGATAATTCTTCCCATACAGATTTAGCAATGCTGAAGCCAGTAAGACCTAATAGATGTGGTTGTGAACCTGCGTCAATTACTATTGCTAATTCTTTGCCGTCTGTGCGTGTAAAACGTATACGGTTAGAACCTATTTTTTCGATTTTTACATTTTCATCATTCAAGTTTGTAGATGATTGCATTGTTTGTACTATATTAGTTAGAGATTCATTTGCGAATGAAAAACCTACACCTGCAATGCTTAAAGTCATTGTAATACTTGCTATATCACCGATCACATCACTTGTTATTACGTTTTCAGTTGCGCCAGTATGTCTCTGTAAAGAAATGATACCTAATCCTGCGTTATTATACGAAGTATAAACATCACCTTCATTAATTAAGGTTGCTGATGCTAAATCATTTGAACCGTGTAACGGTGCTTCTACTGCTTGAAATAGTCCTGATGCTGAATTAAATACAGAAAGTGCTAAATCTAGACCACCACCTTGTTGTGTTAATCTAATATATACGTCTCCGTCTACTGCTGCTGTTGGTGCAAAGTTAGCAAATGAGAAAGCAGGCGAACCTGAATCACCTAATAGAACCCAGTTCACGCCCACTTTTACATGATATGTGATACGTGCTGTAGACGTTACAACTGCAAAATCACCTGTTGAACCAAATGTATTTGAAGGTGATGCATAACCTGATGCGTTGATGTCTTCTACATTGCCTGAGCCTGGTTCATCGTTTAGAATTGCTGGGTTTGCTGGTACCCATGCTCCTGAAACATGTTTGAATAGACCATATACAGATGAATCTGTATCATGCCAATATGTTCCACCTGCGATAATACCTGCTGGTTTATTTGATGTTGCTTCTAGTTGTGATAGATCGATATCTGCACGAATAACATAAGCGTTATTTGACACGCCTAGATACTGATATGCTGCTAATAGACCATATTCACTTGTTTCTGATCCTTGCACAACTGAACCACCTACTTCATAAAACTTTGGTTCACCAAAAGTCTCTACTAGTTCACGCTGTGAAGAAACAAGATATGCAACGCCAGCGTTAGCTGGAATTGTGCCGGCTGCGATTGCTGAGCCTGATGCATCTGTTTTGTTTGCCGCTGTTGCTACTACAACTAGCGGTAGGGTACCTTGGGTTGCTGCCGCGTACTGTGACTCGTCAACTACCATTACTGATACGCCTGGGGATACTAATGTCGCCATCCTTGTTCTCCTTGTTTGAATATACGAATTGCTAGTAGTATTTATGAAAAAACGAGGATAATAGCTGTTTTTGAATTAACTACATAGATAATGTTTTCTCAACCTGACTATACAATTTTTCTAATGACGAATTATTGTAAATAATATTCTCAAACTTATCATTGCTATCTATCCACTTCCATTCTGAGGGGTGAATGTCATGATTTTTCATAAGTTCTGAGTCTGTATTATTATCTAAGACAGCATTTCCCCACCATTCAGGTAGATCACCTCTGCGAACTTGCCAGACTTCACCTGAAAGTTCTTTAATCATATTCATTTCATTGGGAAATCTTACGTCAGGTATGACATACTTTAAATGAGGATTATCAATCATTTGTTTCTTAACAAGACTGACCCATATACTATCATCAAATCCATTGCGCATACAGTCAGTGCCAAACTCTTGTAGAACTAATCTGGGAGTAATTTCTCTTCCAGTCTCTTTAGTCCAATAAGGATCAACTTTTTCACGCCATATACGACTAATATCAGTATCACCTTCAAGCATAGAACGATCCCATCCATATACTGCGGCTACACCATCTTTAAGTTTATCTGCAAATGATATCTTTTGAAACCCATGATATTCTACAAGAATATCTGCTACAGTTCCTTTGCCTGAACCTATAAGTCCACATATACCAATAATCATAATATACTCTTTCGTAAGTTGAAATTGATTATAGCATGATATAAATGATTTGTCAAGCAAAAAGAGCGCCGAAGCGCCCTTTTATTATAATCCTAGAATACCAAACAGGTTAAACCAACCCATTGTAGTTCCTATGAATACTGGTAATCCAATCATTGTAAGTGCAATAATAGCAAATGCTAGTCCTGCACCTTTGTTATGATATGGTTCATTTGTGTTACTCATGTTCTGTTTCCTCTAAGTGCAAAATACATTCCGCCTACCCATAGTAGGACGTGGAAGTGATCATATAGTATAACGTCTGTGAAACTTTCAGGCTCGCCTGTCCATATAACACCGGTCATAATACTAGCAATAGTAATCCCACTAAAGCGTGTAATTATATCACCTAACTCATTCCAATATTTCTGTAGTCCAATAATACCGCCAGCTAATAGTCCGACAGCGGCACCTAATTCTCCTAGTACGACAACTGACCACACCAATAGCGTTAATTCTACTGGTGAGTCGTTTATATCGATTGGCCACTTGTCCATGCCTTGCTGTAAGAATACAACAATTAATGGAATGCGTAACAACCAATGGGTCATACAAAACTCTGGGATCTTGTTTACAAAGTTTTTAAACATAAATTATAGCTCTTCTAAAAGTGCCTTTAGTTTTTTCTTTGACTTGCCTTTTACTTTGGCTTTTGAAATATCATTATCTCCATCACCTACAACTACAATGGCAATCATACCCATTGACTTGTGCGGTGAACACTGGTACAAATATACGCCCGGTGTGTCAAATGTCATTTCGACTTCTTTGTTTAGTTTTGATTTCTTCGGTGCTTTCCAACCATCTGGTCCTGCAATGAATTCTACATTGTGACCTTTTGATGTTGGTACCCAAGTAATAGTGTCACCTACATCAATACGTGTAATATCTTCTGAATACACCATCTTAGCACCATCGTCACGCTTGTTCAACATTTCTACTGTTGTATCTTCTGCGTATGCATTCGTTGCAAATAATGCAACGATTCCTGCAATGATTAAATTTTTCATATATTTTCCTCTATTATATATTTTAAAGTAGTACTACTACTTATATCTAATATAAGTCTTTTTTTGAAAAATTCAAGAGATTCAACTGCGATATTTTGTAGCAGTTATCCGATAACGAACCCTAGTGGTGCTGATCCATCAACATATACTGTTAAATCGAATTCTAATTTTTCGATCAACGCATCTGCTTCTGCTTTCATTTCTGCACCGTTTAGTGTTACACCACCTTGTGCACCTGGTAACGCTGAAAACTTACCACGTGCTTCACCTAACATACGCTTGCAATATGCTAATGCATAATCACGTAACCAAGATTTAAGATATGGATCAACAAACAACTGATCTTCATTACGCTCTAAGTAAACATGTAAAAGAACAGTTTCATCTGCTCTTATTTTTCTTAAAATTTTCAGTTTCTTTGTTACTGGATTCCAAATATATTGAATTTCAGTTGCAGCAATTTTGTTTAGAGTTTCACGGTATTGTGAAAACATTTCGTATGTTGCAATGCCGCCAATGTGATTGTTCATAAAGAAATATGAATTTGCATATGCTAATTCAAATGGATCCATATCAACACCACCAGATATACCATGACCGAATGAACGATTCCAAATCTGTTTAACTTCCATAATCTCTTCTGGAAGAGAATACTCTGCTACATCTGCTTTTAGTTCGATAGCATAGAAATCTTCTTCTACTGAATTATCTGAACGTTGTCTGATCTTTGAGATAGCAACATCAAGTGCTACATCATAATGTTCTGGATCTAATTCTATGTCAATCATACCGTCACCTAGTAACAGTCTGATGTCTTTGATTACGTCATTTCTGACTTTATTGCGATTTTTAGGCATTGGTAAATCTCCGTTATACAGTATTTATCATTTATACCTTAAATGGAAAACCCACGCTTATTAAGCGTGGGTCAATAGTATTTGCAACTATTATGAATTATTCGTCGGCGAAACCTCGAATTTGTGGTAATGTTGTTTCCATATATTTTTTCATTTCATCATAATATGAAAGTACATCAGTTTCATTGTTTGCAACATATGATCTTGCCGCTTCAATATCTGTACTTGAAACTTTTTCATATGAATACTCTACGCCGTGATTTGCTGATACCCACTCTCTAAAGTCTGCAACAGCTACCATATATGTGTCATATTGTCTTTGATTCATAAATTCAAGTGTAACTGCTTGTGTATCTTCAACCTTATTATGGATTTTAGCATTTGCGAAAATGAATTCTTTTGCAACTTTAGATTTTTTAGAATCTGTTTCAGCAATGTGTTGATCTAGCATATAACGCTGATGTCCTATAACATCACCTGTATTTGGTGCTGTAATTTCCATGTAATAGAACGTTTTAATTGTATTTGTCATTATGTGTTCTCCCGGGATAATGAGTTAATGTCGGACCGTCGTCCTAACAATACTATTTATCAAAAAACACGTAATATCAAAGTTTGATCATTAAAGCGACCATTCATTTTTGTCTCTACACTATTGACACTTTCAAACTCTTTTTGCAAAGCACGTTTACTAACTTTCTTAAATTTAGAAACTTGTTCTGCTGGTTTGCGCATTGTCTTTTGTACACTCTTACTTTCATCGAATCCAATTAAAGTTGTTCCTTTGAATGAAAGACTACTATGAGCATCTGGATAGTAGATACCAAGTTTACGTGTCTTAACGTTATAAGTCATAATCGCCGCTGCATCTAAACAATCTATTGGCTTGATAGACACACTTGTAGTTGCCTGATCTTGCTTTGCATATTTAACTTTAGCAACGATCTTGTCTTTACTCTGTGGTTTCTTTTTACGAGGAGTACGATTAACTTTACTCTCTAACATAATCATATCACATGCATCTAAGATACTTCTGTACAATTCATGTACAGCTTTAATCTGTGGCTTCTTTAGATGTGCATATCCTTCTTTGAGTTGTTCGTAATCATCTTTCTTAGCTTCATTCATACGCTTAGGAGGATTAAGCAATTCATCATATTCTTTGAATTCTAATTCATAAAATGATTTAATGAACTTTGCATGATTTCCTTTAGCTTCAACTTTACGTAGCATTTTAACAGCATCAAACTTTTTAAGAGTTGCAGGCTTATAATCAAAATCATCTACAAAACTATCAATTTCAGTTGCCATTTCTGCTGCTTTATCACGTAGCAATTGTTGAATACTAGGACGAGGAATATCTTTCTTCTTTTCTTCTACTCGCTTTTCATGTTTGATTGTAAGTCCACGTTCTATGATTTCTGCAATTTTATTTTTAACATACACATCAGCATCCATCATGCTATTTGACGCAACGCCCGGTAATGTCTCTAAGTATGCAGGTGTATCTTTATGATTAACAGGCATACCTTTAGCTAATGACCGACAGTATGCACTAACAATGATTGGTATCCAACTATCAGGTACTGCTTTCACTGCGGCTATTTGTTCTTTAGTATAATCATTATCTTTCATCCAAGTAATTGCCCAAGGTTTGCCATCTTTTGGAGTAAAGAAATAATTATAGTAAAATCCTGCACGACACCGTTCTCTGTAATACTCTTCGCCTGTCATGTCTTCAGCATAAGTCCAGTCTGGTTCTGGACCTGTATATTTTTCATCTACGAATTTTGGGGTACGTGGAGCTTTATTTTTCTTAACGACTTTTGCTCTACTCATTTTTCTCTTTGTTGCCACGGCTGTTAGCCCTCCTATAGAATCTTATTTACGAATCATCATACACTATCTGCAGGAAATGTCAAGTTTTATTTACTTTTTAACAAAATCTGTGTTTGTATCTAGTTCTTTAACTCTTGGTATAATGTCTGATTTTAGTGCATTTATAAGCAATGCACTGCGATATTCTGTTGATTTATTTGGCATTGTGCTATGTAATGTACGACTATCATACATCAATACATCGCCAGGATTAGCTAAAAATTGCTGTCCTTCTGATAGTAATCTCTCGTTGTAATCCTCACGATTGTCTTCTAAATCTTTATAATCGATTCGTTCTAAACTTGATCCTGGCAGATAAGCAGTGCCGCCATTTTCTAATGTGAATGTATCAAGTGGGATAATGATTTGAACTCCTAAGCATTCTTCAACATGTGCAAATTCATCAAAACGATACGGGGTATCGATATGAGCATAAACTTTATTTGATGATGGTCGAGTTGTAATGCAATCAACTACATGAATGTCCCATTTATTACCATCGAATAATCTATCTACAGTTCCTTTTAATCTCCAAACAATAGGTTCCCACATTTCTCTAGGAGGCTGAGTAGTCCACCATACATTATACTCTCGTTCGCCATCGTGTTCTCCATAATAATTGCCGTCTACTGCATTACCACGATGATATCTTTCTGGGTTAGTAGCCCACATTTTAAATTGTGCGATAGTTATTGGGTCAATAACATCACGCAATACAATTGTTCCGTCTGTTGTCATGATTCTTCTCCATACATTATCTATACTATATGATAAATACAGTATAAAGTCAAGGAAAAAAACGATGCCAAGATTAAGTTTATGGAACCCACGTAAGGGTAATGATTACAAGTTCATCGACAAGATGGTTAAAGCACATTTTGAACATGGTGGTACATCATTGCTAGTACACAAATATATCGGCTCTGTCGATGAGAACGATCCTAACTACGATCCAGCTAATCCACCAATTCAGGATTTGCTGTTTATGGAGAATCGTGATAGAAAATATGAAACAACTGTATTTGAATTAAGAGGTGCATATACTGTAAGTGACCAAGATTTTGATTTGTCGCAGTTCGGTATGTTCTTAGGTTCAGACCAAAATGTATTCTCAGTACATATCAACGATATGGTAGAACGTATTGGAAGAAAACTAATGACAGGAGATGTTATAGAACTTCCTCATATGCGTGATGAC